GCTTTTCCATTTCTATCTAAATGAATATTTAGACTTCTTAACTCTCTAAGACCTTTAACAGCTAATTGTATATCGGCCTTATATGCCACAATTAAAAAACAAAACGTAACTTTATTCTAGCTTATCTTCTTCGTTTCGCTTTTTCAAATTCTTTTTCTTGTTCTTCATTAAGCACTTGAAAATAAGCACTCCAACCTATAAGTTCTTCTAATGTCATATTTCTAACTTCTATAAGACTTTTTCCTAATTCTTTTGCAACACCAAATTGCAACATCATTAAATTATCTTTTTTTAATTCAACAGCTAATCTTTTGGGTCAATTTGTTCCTCCTCTTCTTCATTGATAACAGCAAGCATTAATTTTTGTAAATCACTGTCCTTTACTTCGTTTTTTAAAATATCAATTTCTGCTGCCTTAAAAAGTTTTGTACCATTTTCATCTTGTGCTTTAGCCAAAAGTAATTGTAAAGCAAAACCATTTGCATCATCTTTAGTTTGCCTTTGTGCTCTTTCTCTTTCTGCCATTGTTAATGGAGTTACATAGATTTCAAAAACAGAACCATCAGACAATTTAATTTCTTTCTTTTTTGGTTCAAGATTTGCAGCTTTTCTTAGTCTGTCTAGTGCAGATAAATTACTTGCCATGAATAAAAACAATATAATATTTATATTATTCTAATATAAAACATAAAAAAACCCCAGATAATCTGAGGTTCGTTAAGTTATGCTAATTTAACTAAGCTGTCTTAGATAAGTCGAATGTAGGAGCAGCACTAGGTCTAAAGGCTATCTCTACAACCTGTCCGTCATCTGGGTTGACGTTGAAACTTGCAGAAGTAAGAATGATATCTGCCAAAATCGATCTACTTGCGTTTTGATCTACGTTAGCACCACTCATCTGACGATCTATATACAATCTTACTTTTGCACCAGCCTGTTGACGTTGAATAACGTCTTCAACCATTCTGCTCGAAAGAAGTGTGTCATCATCTGTGGAATAAACACTAGCAGAACCACTACCATCAGCAAAACCTGAGATGAAGGTTCTAAATGGTGCAGTTTGAGTAACAGTTTGACCAATACTTGTTACATCAATTTCTGCTCTGGTTATCTCAAAACTCCATTCTCTTACAGATCCAACAACTAATGGTGCTGTAAATGTAATGCTTGCAAATGTTCCTGCAACGAAAGTAGGAGATGCTGAAGCTGTTACTGCTGCTCCTCCTGCTGTTGAGGAAACTGTCATAACACCAGTTGAAGCATCATAAGTTTTTACAAAGTAATCTGCTGGTGGGATACAATTGGTTATTGTAGATCCTGCTGGATATGCAAGTGTTACTGTGTCATTTACTCTGTAACCTAACTGAGATCCAACAGTGATGTTTCCTCCTGATGAAGGAAAAGCTGCTGCTGTAAGAGTTGTTACGCTTGTACCAGCAGGAGAATAATATAACGCTCCCGAAGTACCCGATAGAACTGTAGCCATGATTAATAATTCTAAGGTTTGAACATACGGGTACTACCCGATATGTCTATAGGATAGCCTAAATTTAAACAATAATTCAAGAAATTACTGTAGCTTGAAAATTTGTTTCTAATCTTGATATAAAGAAGGGTCTATCATCTTCAAAAGCTGGCCCAGTTATCTCTCCAGTTCTTACATAAATACCACTTGTTGGCTGTCCTGTATTATTAATTGTTTGTAAACTTGTGAAGGCAGTATTAATTAAAGTCTGACTCCTAGCTGGCCCTTTATCTTTTTTAGCAAAAGCTCGAACAGTAACAATACCTTGAATTTGATCAAATTGATTAGTTAAAGATGCTTGAGTTGTAATTCCAAATTGAATATTTACATAAACAAACTCACTATCAGCATCCGATACTACATCACCAAAGTTATCAAAAAATACAGGTACAGCAGGACTTAATGCAGCATAAGCTGTTTTTATCGGTTCTTCAAATTTTGCTCTGACTCCTTGATAATTCATTGTAATTTACTTTTTTTAGATTTTGATTGTTTAACTGCTCTATTAATTGCTAAATCAAGAGTTTGTTTTAATGAACCACCTCTTAAATATTTAGGAAGCCAATCTAATTCAGCAGTAGCAGAAGAGACTCCACCAGGTTTTCCTCCACCTAAATCACCCCTCAAACCTTCTGTAAGTCTGCCGTCATTTAAAATTATTAAACTATCTCTTCCCTTTTGTGTTCTTGGTTCTTGTCCTATTTTTTTACCATCCTTTACTCCTCTGGTAAATCTTCCTTCTATAGTATCTTCAGCATATCCTTTTTTCGTTTTTTGCCTTAAATTTCTTATTTCAAGATCAACTTGACCACTAGAAGATGCAGCCCTTCTTACTTGAGCCAAAGTTAATTTTGGGCCTTTTACAGGTTTTGGATTCCCACCTCTTCTTGTTCCTGTACCTTTTTGCCCTGCAATTTCAATTTGCCATGAATTTGAATATACACCTGTCCAAGATGGGCCATGAAACTGTAATTCTTTAACTACATCTTCTGCACCTGGAATTACACCTTTTTGTAAAATATCAACAGCGTGTTGTTTTATTTGTCGTTGTAAATCACTTAATTCTTTATCTGCTCTTGCCATTATTGTTTCCTCGCAATAACTGTATGAAGTATAGGATTATTTCCTCTTGATGTATTGATACTGATAATTCTTGCAACTTTATTTACTCCATCTTCAGCATACTGAATACTATCTTTTACCTTTGGATAATATGTTCCTAATTCTTTATTACCAAAAATAATTCTTAAATCTGTTGATTGGCTTGAACCCTCATAAGTAGATCCAGATACGTTACTTATTAATGCTTTCATAGAAATATTAGTATCAGATCCGCTTACTTCTCCTGTTGTAGTGTTATAAGTTTGAGATGTAGCAGTTTTAATATAAGTAACATCAATACCAAAAGTATTTAACAATTGTTCTGGTAAACCTTTAAAAGTATTATCTACAAATGACATATTATCCTCGTACCACTCTCATCTGAAAAGATCCTGCTCCACCAAGCATATAAGCTCCAAGATAACTTTGTAACCAAGGATAGACATCCATAATATTATTAACAGAACCAGTGCCTTGAGAAGCAGTATTAAATTTAACTTCTAAATCTCCTAATTTTGCTTCAGAAATATTTCCCTCTTTTCCAGTAGTACCTGTAATAGCATCAGCATCATTAGCTAAAGCTCTAGCAAGTTCATACTGTGCATATTTAATATTTAACGGAATTTTAGAACAAGACAATTCAACACCATCTACCTGATAATTATTTCTTGGAAACTTTAATGCCTGTCCATCATCACATCTATCGCCATAATAAACAAAACTATCAATCCATCTGGTAGCTGCTATTAATGATCTATTTTTCTGATCATCAGTTTTATTGTCCCAAGTTGTTGAATCTGGAACTGTTTCAAAATAACTATTAGCTTCTGTCAATGTGACATAGCTATTAGCATTTTCTCCTTTAACAGTTGCATTTATGGTAGCTGCCACGATTTTTAAGTAATTTTAGTTTTATTGTAGCGTAAAGAAAAAACCCCACCAATAATTGATGAGGTTTCTTGACCACCGATTAAATAATACTAAGGATTAGTACCTGTATCAAGAGGTGAGTTGACGATTAGCTCAACAATAGGAATTAGATCAGCATCATATGTGATTGCCCAGTTGTTATCGTTAGCTAATGCTGCGTTAGTTGGGTTGTCTGAAGCAGATGTCCACTTAGTTCCCATAACATGATAAGCACTGTGATAATCAACAGACATAACATCTTGCTTAGATAAGATGTTTCTATCTGATTCAATACTTAGAGGAGATTGCTCGCCTTCAAGAATTGTTCCTGACTTAATTAAGTAACAACGGAATTCTTTTTGATGACCTGTTGTACCAGGATGAACTGTATTAACCTGAGAGTCAATAACAACATTCATTCCAGCAAACTGACCAATTGATGTTTCATTAACACCAACACCGCCACCACCCCAAGTTACTGCACCACCAGTTGTGAAAGCAGATGTTGAGAATGTAAGCATACCAACCTGATATAGGTAGTAAGCAACAGATGGATGAACAACTAGAGTATCTAGCTCATCCCCTCTTGTTCCAAGAAGTGATCTTCCTCTTGCAACAGTAGAAGCTGTTAAGAAGTTATCTTCATCAGCACCAGTAGCAGCACCTTTAGATAAATCTAAACAGTTTGAACCTAATGGTCCGAAAGTAGATCCAAACAAACCATCTAACAAACTGAATAGTCTTGCAGAATTTAGCTTGTTGATAGCATCTGCAATTTGGTTTCTGATGTGACCCATTGGATCTTCACCAGCAGCCAATACAGCTACATCATCAACAGCATACGCAAAACCTCTATGACAGATAGTTGCGATTTGTGTATCTGTACCAATCTTTTGTGGTGTC